TTCAAGATGTCTTTTGTCTCATGTTTATTTATAGCTCACCTTTCAAAATAGCGTACTGCTCTAGGATAATCCTTCTACGTCGATAGATTGTAGCTTTACTCATGAATTTCTGTTCTGCTATTTCTTCCCATCTCAGTTGAGGATATCTCCAGCGCAGATTAAAGATTTCCTTATCCTCATCAACTAGATTGATCAGGAGTTTGTTAATAATAGCTTTGAACCCTTCGAGAAATTTTAAGGTTGGATCATCCGCTATTCTGATTGCAATGGTTTCGGTAGGTTTGCTTATTCCTACGCTGGGCCCACTTTGAGAATCTGGATTTCGAGTTTCTAGTTCTAGCCTTCTCAAATCTATTGTCCGTTGAATGTTTTGAAATTTGAAAAGTTCTCTGTCTAATGTTTTGAGGTCTTCGTCGCTTAATTTCTTCAATTCCTACCCCCTCGATATCTTCGTGACTGCTTCCACTTGATAATCTTACCGTCGTTATTGTTGTTGAAATAATCTGGCAATCTTGCTGTTGGACTTTCTTTATAGACAACTTTCTCAACGACCTGGACTCCAGGCATCATTTTATCATCTATCCACCCAACAAGCCACGCAGGGTTTACATCATAGGTTTTAGCAATCATTTCAATTTGCTTAATGGACGGATATCCACCTCGCTCGTACAAATGAATTGTGTTTTGGGAGACACCTGTATCTCTGGCCATGTCTTTGACAGAGATACATAGGTCCTCTCTAAGTTCTTTCAATCTTAGCTTCATCTTGCTCTCCATTTCCTAGTATTAGCCTTTATGAACTCAGCCTGCTCTTGCATCTGCTTCCATTCGTAATCCATGATAATTTCAAGTTGATTATTACAAAGGGCTTTTAAGAAATCATTTTGAGCTTCTAGTTTCTCAATATCCTTATAGGCCCTTTCATACAGTTCATCTTCTAGAAATCTAATGCGTTCTGCCATTGCTTCCTGAATAATGATGTAAGTTGGTTTCTTGTATTTTGTCATTACAATATTACCTCATCTCCTATTTTTAGAGATTCATAGCTTGTTTGAGTAACTACGAATATTCCGTAATTTTGCACTGTGATAGTGAACATGTCGCCTATTTTTTCTTTGTGGGTGATTCTTCCTTTGATTTCAGCGCCTTGATTATCTGCCTTGTAGATGAGCATCGGGCGCTTTTCTTCTAGTTTTTTAATGTGGATACTCTGCCAAATATTTAATCCAGCAGATAATAATATCCAGATTGAGATAAATCGTTTCATGTCTCCTCCTCAAAATAAAATTTACCATTAAAAGGCTTGATTTCAATAATTCCATAATCTAACCCAAGTCTTGCTATAAACGGCTTACTGATTCTCTCGTGCAAGGTAGACATCTGCTCTCTGAATTCTTCTAACAGAAAAGTAGATTTATAGAAATTGCATTTATAACAAGCAGGCATATAGTTTTCAAAACTATCTTCTCCGCCTCGATAGTGAGGGTGTAAATGATCCACTCTCAAAGTTTTCAAGTCCAAAACCTTGCCACAATAAGCACAGTGACCGCCGTATTTATCTAAAACTTTTTGTCTAGTGGCTTTAGATATGCTTTTTCGTTTCATTCTGTGACCTCATTTCTCAATTCAAAACCAATTCCATATAAGAGCAAATCATTTTGAAAGTCAACGAATGCTTCAATCATCTCAGCTTCTTGAAAGTCGTATTCCTCAACCGTACTTAAGAAATCATCAATATCATTTCTTTGTACACTTCCGTATTCTGTCTTTGTGTGTTCCATGGCTTGTTCATAGCCATCAACATCAATTGTGTAGTAGATTTTGCCACCTGAATAATCATATTTGTAATTCTTGATTACCATCACTCCACCTCCTCCACTTCAAATAGTGGACTATTAAACACTTCACCAAAACCAGAATATTCCAGTTCCTTTCGTGTAAATTTTTTGTTGTTTTTCCCATTGTTAAAAAAGTGGAATCCAGTTTCTGTTTGATTTAGATAATCATCTGTATTTTTTAACTTGACTTTGTATTTTGGCTCTTTCTCGGCCTCATAGTCAGTCAACCACGCTCGAGCGAAAAGTTCTTGGTTGTTTTTGTCATTAAGCCATTTCTTCACGAATTCGCTTTTTTTTAGCGTAGAGATGGATTGTGTTACTATCTAGTGCATCACGCAAACTAAAATTTTTTAAAAGTTGACATTTAAAAATCCAGTCATCCATAAAATTAGGGAGAGCCACTTTATTCAATTCTTGTCGAATCTTATCAGCATCTTTCAATTGTTCGCCAACCCATGCTCCCTCACTTTTTCCTTGCTCGTAACCACTGCGATATTTCATTAAACCATAGTCGCTACCTAATTCTTTAAGGATGTCATTAAGCCACCTAGTCTGTGTCGTCGGATCAAACCCTCTTATTCGACGAACGACATCTTTTAACTTGAACGGCAACGGTTCTGGATCGTCTAAAGACCGTAAGTCTTTCAAAACCAAATCAACCGAAGTCAATTTCTTCTTACTAGCTTTAAATCTTTCATATCGTTCAATTAGTCCCTGTATGTTCATTGTTAACCTCCTTATTTTCTTCAAAGTCTTCAACAAAAAAATAATTGACATTCTTAGGGTTGACAGACAAATTTCTAATCCTCATCAAATTTCCATTGTTGAACTGACTAGTAATCTTCGTACGTTCTTTTTCTGTAAAGTTTCTTACTAGAAAACTAAGTTCTTCACCATTAGTGAAGCAAATTTTTATTTTTTGATAATTGCTAGCTTGCTCACTTTCAGATTCATAACCAAGCAAGTATCCTACGCTTACACCAAAATAGCCTGCTAACTGACTTGCTTTATTAGTTTTAATTGGACTTTCCCCATTTTCCCAATTTTGTATAGTTCGGTATGAGACAGCTATTACTTCAGATAATTCCTGCTGAGTCAAACCATTTTCTTTTCTCAATTGTTTCAGTCTGTTCATTCTTCACACCTCCCTAAAACGGCAATCCATCATCTGAAATATCCATCGGGTCACTTGCTCCAAAACTTGGTGGCATCTGATTTTCCATGCTTGACTGGTTTGCAGTATTATCCTTCTTTTCAAGCGTTTGAAAACTTTCAGCCACAACTTCCGTAACATAGACACGTTGCCCTTGCTGATTGTCATAGCTACGTGTCTGGATGCGACCTGTGATTCCTACAAGAGCACCTTTTTTAAGCCAATTTGCAAAATTTTCAGCCTGTTGGCGCCACATGATGCAACTGATAAAATCGGCTTCACGATCACCTGCCTGATTCTTAAAATTGCGATTCACTGCCAAACTGAATGTTGCAACTGCAACATTTGATGGTGTGTATCGCAACTCAGGGTCACGAGTCAATCGACCTACCAAAACAACATTATTGATCATTGTTTAACTCCTTTTCTACTTCATCAATCAACCAGTCAAGGTTCTTGCGTGCCTTCTTCAGGTCTTCAAGACCGTTCTTTTCTTTGTATCGAAGTAAATACTCGACTGCACTGCACCAGTGATGTGCTTCCATCTCTGACTTACCTTTGATGAAATTCCTCGTAACATCTTTCACTTCGAGACCATAAGTCCCGATATAATGATTTGGTTTATTTATGTTATCAATTATTTCTGGGTACATTAGATAACCTCCAAAAGCTCTCTGTTTTCGTAGACGTTGCCGATGATTTCTCTTGAGGTAGCCACATTACATAATCGTTCGAAATTATTGTATCTAATCAAACTATTCGTCCACATTCCTAAATCAGATCTGTACTCTATTACACCATCCAGCAATCCATCTTTTGTACCAAGTATATCCCCCTCAAAGATTTCCTTGCCGTTCTTATCAACCAATCCTGTTGATTGCATGAGGATAACGTCTTCCCCGTTTCGCTCATCTTCAAATTTTAACGGAACTGATGTAGAGCCATCGCTAAACTTCCCTATGATTTCCTTTCTGACAAATGAAATCATCAGTATTTCATTAATCATTTCTTCTGCTAACACATACCACGCTCTATATTTCGGTATCATGCCAAATCCTCCTCTTTAACAAACACCCCATCAATCATCTTACCTTTGCGGTCCTTGATAACTTCATAAGCTTCTTCTAAGCAATTTTCAGCTGTAGTACCATTGCAAAATGAAACCGTACTAATCACGCTATCAAGAAACATCAGGTCTGCTTTGATTAACGGAATTTGTGTCTCATTGTGGCAGATATGAGCGTATAGTTTTTGAGCGATATTCCCTAAACTAGAAACCATCAGCAACAATTCAAGTTCTTGTTGATTTGCTTGAATCTGAGCGCCGTTCTTAATCTGCTGTTCAAATCCAATCAAGACTACCTGGATGTCTCCAAGAGCATCATAGATCAGTTCAGATTTATCCTTTGCGATACCTTCAAATAATTCTCCTGACTCTTCCATCAACTTCAAGAACTGTTTGACAGGATTTACTTCATGTAAATTTCGGTCAACAAACCACTGCTGAACCTTTTCTTCCAAATTCATTTTTGTATTCATCTTATTTTCCCTCCGTTTTCTTCGTAATCAAGTAGTAGCAGTCAACTGCTCCGTAGTCAATCCTGATGTTTTCTCCACTCATGCTTTTATGAAATCGTGGATTGTTAACAGCAGAGTAGCTGGCTTGATGTTGCTTTAATTCGTTGATTGCGCCATGTATGTGGCCAAAACTCCCAATGAGTATCTTGCGGTGACCGTTATAAATGAAGTAGAGCTCAATCATCTTTGCAAAACTCCTTGTAGATTTTTTCGAAAATTTCTGACACCAATTTTTCAGGTATATTAGATCTCTCGTTGTATGATTTTGAGAAGTTCTTCCACTCTATGTCCTGCTTGATAATTTTATTCTTAAGATTAAGGTCAATATTGCTTCCAAAAATCGTCCGTTTTTGTAAAGGATAATCATAATTATTGTATCTAGCTAGGTTTTTGTATGGAATTCTGAATCCAATAATATCCTCAATGTAGGGCCACAGTCTGTCAGCTGCTGGATTCTCAATAACCCAAAATTGTGGTCTATATCTTTTTATGATTTCTATTGTGTTGAAAGCTGTTAGCTCGCCATTGACCCTTTTTAAAAATTGCCTGTCGTACTGATAATTTATATAGGCTGACTCGTAATCCTGATTTGCCCTGATCGTGAATGGTGAAGGTCTTACTTGTGGAGCGAACAAGCTATCAGAAACATCATTTCGTTTCCAACACGCATTTCCATTTTCCATTGCAGAAGCATTTGACCATGATTCGCATGGTGGACTAGCTATTACAAGGTCAGGTTTTGGTAATTTGTCTAACACGTCAAAGAGCGTGTTATCTCCAAATAAACGTTTGTAATCAGCAAGGTCCAGATTTATAAAATGATTGTTCTTGTTTTCTATATCCATTCCGATTGAATAGATTTCAATATTCGCCCCCCCCCGAACTATTCAGAGAGTTAGCACCCTTGAAGTAAGAACCATTCCCACTATCAAAGAGTGCCCAGACTGTCATTTTCTTTATGATCGATACCTCCTAAAATAACTTCAACTGCTTCTCATAAGCTTCAAGTCTCTGTTGAGCAAGATTGAAAATAGCTTGATCAAGCTCGCAACCGACATATTCAAAACCCAACTCCTGACAAGCAATCAAGCTACTTGCTGAACCGACATGAGTATCGAGTATTTTATCGCCTTCTTTTGCGTAGTTTTGCAATAACCAAAGGTAAAGGTTGACTGGTTTTTGAGTCGGATGAATTCTAACCTCATTCAATGCCTTATTTCCTTGCTGAATATGACCTTCAGATATTGACTTGCCTTGCATCATACCATTCCACATATAGCGAAACAGACGTGTACTATCATGTAAGCTGCAGTATGCTATCTCACAATCTGAAAAACTTGATTGACCATTAACCTTGTCCCAAACAATGCGACCAGGACCAAAAGAGTAGTCGAAGTAGTTCACACCCCAAATGATTTGATTTTTTGAAACTCTAAAAAGTTCGTCGAAATAATCTCGATTTGGAATTTGCCACTCTGAGGTTTCTCCGTACAATCTACTGACCCCAATCGGACTGACTTTCCGGCCGTAAAATTTTCTTTTTTCTGGACCAGAAAAATATGGTGGATCGACAATAGCTAGGTCGAAGTAATTATCAGGATATTGTTTCATGATGTCCATGCAGTCACCATTTAAGAATTTCATCATCCCTCCACCTCCACTGGATAGAAATTTCCAAAGGATACTCTCAACGCCTTGCCCACCTGCAACGCAACTGCACGAGAAATAAACCGCATAGCTTTCCGCTCGTCCGAATATGAGACATCAATGCCAGTCACACTAATAGCTACAGACATCAAGAACGGTTTGTCTTCTCTTGACCCATGTTTCAATATAAACATCAGCCACCTCCATTTTCAAGCCTTTCAAGTAATTCACGTTTACGCTCTTCGAGTTCCTTCTTGGTCTCATCACTGGTATTGTTGACATAGTTAGGCTGTGACCATTCAGGAACATTTGATTTCTGATTACCTGGGCGTTTACTGATTTTGCTTTCTTTGTACGCTCGCTCACGTTCCTCGACCGCTACAATCGTCAAAACTCCATCATTCTTCCAATTCGTCAAAATCGCTCTGATATAACTGAAATTTCTTTTACCATTGTCAGCAGCAAGACCAATTGCTTTCAAAACAACTTTCGCTTCCATTCCATCCAAAGTGATAAACTCTTTTAAGATTTCAAATTGAGTTCCATCCAACGGAGCAATACGAGATTGATATTCTTCGACGATGAGTGAGACTGGATTTTCATCTACATTTTTCTCTATCTCTGTATCTGTATCTATATCTTTCTCTATATCTATATCTCCGTTACGCTTTGTTACATCATTGTTACATTGTAACGCTAATTGATTTTCTCGAAACTTGCGAACCCTTCTGGCGCTTGCGGTTTCACTACCTACCATCTCAGGAACTTGCTCTAAAAAATAATCGCGGTCAGAGTTTCTAGTCAATAACCCTTTACTTTCCAAGAAAATCAAAGTAATTTTAATATCTTCAACATTCTCATCAATGACAAGAGCGATTTCTTCAGCTAGATTGTCAGCAAGTCCATCATAGTATATGTGCCCACCATCTTCTAGGCTAATCAACATCATTTTGAGATAGATGATGGTATGCGTATCACCGCCTGCAATCTTACGAAGCAATTTCATTTCTTTAGACTTGAAAAAATCCTGAGCTAGTTGAATCCAGTAGTATCGCTTGTTTTTAACTACCATTGATACCCTCCGTTTTAATCCACAAATGTTTCTTTTCGTGTCACGGGATCAATATCCACACGGCAACCTGTTTTAAAGTCGATAAACCCTTTTTCAACTTGTGGCGCTTGAAATTGAATCTTCTTTTTCTGTCTCATTGCCATTTTTAGCTTGATATTCATCATCAGCGATTCAATCAAGACCACTGATACTACTGTGCCTACTGCGATAATTTGTAAATTGTTCATGTTTTTTATCCTCTTTTTGTGCTATAATATAGTCAAATAATTTTGCTAAGACCTTGTCCAGAAGCCTTTTAGTAAAGTTATTATATTTGATTAGAGAGCCATTCTTTGATGGCTCTTTTTGACCATTTCTTACCAGGCAATTCCTTTGGAAATCCCTTTAAGTAACGATAATTATCTGAAAATGTGGCATACTTAATTCCTAGAAAATCACAGGTAGTGTTCACATCCATCAACTCTGGATAGTGATCACTATCTTTTTCTATTTCGACTAGCCTTGTGATTGTGTCCTTGATAATAGATTTAATCCATTCAGATAGTGAAAGTAGAACATTGTCCATCTTGTTCCCCTCCTACCCTTCGTCAAATGAGTTCAATTTCATGATTTTCATCTTTGTATTGGTGCTTGGCTCCCACGTCATCCAGTAAGCAAGAGCAGCTTCTGCAAACTTCTTCGGTAGCAAATCATAGCGACTAATGTTAAAGTGGTCTTTGAAATCAATCTCAGCTTGTCTAAATACCGACTGAGCAAAAATCTTATCCGCATAAGCTGGGCTATCAATACCACCCAGACATGCCACAACCCTAGCCTTGCGCTTCTTTAGTAGCGATTGAGCATAGCTTGGATGAATCGGTTGCTCACTCTTGAGGTAGTCGATATCTTCCAGCATGGTCGCCTGTTGCTCACGCAATTTCTTTTGCCCAGTAAATAAAGCAATAAAGGCATCCTCATCCAAGTCCTCGCGGATAAATCCGCCCTGCTTGCGAATAGCTGGCAAGACCTCTGAAGTCACCCAACGTTTAAATTCTTTCGCTTGTGGTAATTTGCTGGATAAGATAAGAGAGTAGAGACCAGATTCGTTGATGATGATAGTGTTTTGTGTTCTACCTAAATTGTCGGTGAGTCCGTATTTCACGGAGTCATCTTCATCAACGTGCCGAGAAATTGCGTCCAGTGGTTTAGCATATCCTAAGATATCCGCTACATCCTTCCCAACGAACCAAGGCTCGTCATCAATTGTCAAAGTACGGACTTCCTGCCCGTGAAAGTTAAAAATTTCGTTCATAAAGTTCCTTTCTAAATTTGGTATAATGAAATAAAAACGATTGGAGAAATCTTATGGAAGTATCTACTGTTGATTATTATTTCAGTGCGATCTCAAAAACTTTAACAATTCAAATTCCTCAATCTTGTCCTTTGTGTGGAATCGGAAACAATCCAACCACCAACGAAGTAGGAAGATTAGAAATCCAAGAAGGTTACGTTTTTACTCTGCACCATCGTTGTCCAGCTTGTAAGAAATACCATATGACGAATCAAGAGTATTTAAACCAAGATGACAAAACAACTATGATCCTTGTTTATCCCAATAAAGTTGTTATTGATATAGACGATCTTTTCATTGAACATGCTCCTAGATTTGTAGAGTTTTACAGTGAAGCGATTGAAGCTGAAAAAATGGGATTGGAAAACATCGCAGGAACAGGCTACCGCTCTGCTATCGAATGTTTAATAAAAGATTACGCCTTGGCTTTTGAATTAGATACAAAAGAATATTTATCTGACCCAAAATTAACTTTTAACAATGCCATTGATAGGTATGTAAAAGATGACGACCTCTTAAAAGGTGCTCTTCATTTTATCCGAATAGTCGGTAACGGCTATACTCATTGGAATAAGAGTACCAGTATTTCATTACCTCAACTTAAAAACTATGTAGATATTATCATTCAGATTTTCAAATCTAAGTTTATGTTGAAGTTTCTTCCAAAGGTTTGATTCCTAAACGCATTTCGATTTCTGAGATGCGTTTTTCTTGTTCTGCAACTTTTTTATATAATTCTTCGACAGAATAAGCTATAATTTTTTCCATCTTCTCCTACTCCTCAAATTTCTCCCATGATTCATTGATTCGCAATTTTTTGTTGATACGAAGCTTCAAATCATCACTCCCTTTGCCATCTTTGAAAAGTTGCGTGATAGCTGATGGACTAACACCTACAACAATAGCCAAATCCGTCTGCGACCACCCACGTTTTTCAATTCGCTCTTTTACAAGCTCAATCCATTTACGATGTTGTTGGCTCATGTGACCTCCTCCTTTTTAATTAGTTAAGTTAAGGAGTTAGTAAATTATTTTATAAAAACGCTTGACAACTTTTACACCATAGTGTAAAATGAAAGCATAATTAAAAACCTTGATAAAACCTTGTATCTATCAATTTTCTTGCTCGCCAAAGCTATTTATTTTTAGATAAGTTTTAACTCTGTTTTTTACTAACTCATTAACTTACAAGAACTATTTTACACTTTAGTATTATTTTTGTCAATAGAAAATAACACTTTTTTATAAAATATTTTTTGTCATGTCTTAGAAAAGGTAATATGACAATGTTTTCCACACTTGAAAAGATTAAGGAACTTGCCCAAAAACAAGGAATAAGTCTTCAAAAAGTTGCCGAAGATTTAGGCTATAGTATAAATTACCTCTATACTTTAAAAGAAAAGACTCCTAAATCTGACCGCCTACAAGAAATAGCCGACTACTTCAACGTGTCCACCGACTACCTGCTGGGTCGCACGGATAATCCTGCCATCGCTAGTGATTCAAAAGAGTATAGCTGGCAAGGGAAGGCACTAAATGTTGAAGAAATGGCATCTAATGTCATGATGTTTGGTGGTCGAGAATTAACAGATGAAAAGAAGAAAATCATCCAGTCTATCATTGAAGGTTATCTCAAAGAAGCTGGTGATTAGAGGTACTGCTTAGTGACCGAAAAAGAAATTATAAGTCATTTTCAGGTTCGCATTGTCGATTTTGACGGTGAGCTAATACCTGATGAACTTGGATTTTACGAAAAAGAAACCAATACAGCTTTCTTGTCTAATAAACTCAGCAAAAAAGAGAGAGTTAAGGTACTACTGCATGAACTCGGACACAAAGACCACACACGCTCAGAGTACCAGAACGCTCGCCTACGCTGTGAAAACGAAGCTGATAGGAATATGATCCATCATCTCGTAAAAGACGCACTAGAAAGCTTAGAAGACCCAAAAGAGTTTGATTACCTCAAATTCATGTCCTACTACAATCTAAAAACCGTGACAAATGAAATCATGGTAAAAGAGGAATATCAGACTTTAATTGGTTAAATATGTTTATAAACTGCTGAAGCAGAAAAAGAAAGGAACTACTTATGGCATTGTTTGGTGGAAAAGATAAAATTTCAAAAAAAGACTCTCAAAAACAAAAATATTATGAAGATGCTCTCCCATATTTTGAAGAAAATGATATGGTTCATATTTATGAAAAATATCCTGAGCAAGTTGCTTATATTGGAAATGTGTTAAATAGTAAAGCTATAGCTTTAGCAAATGCAAGTGGTCCTGGTGCGTTTGAAAAAGTTCAAATACAACAAAACCAAATTATTATTAAACAGAATGAAGAAATCATCTCTTTATTGAAGGAATTTAAAAAATAACAAAAAAGCCCCACAATCGTCCTCGCCAAAGTTTGATTGTGAAGCTTATCCTGTATAAAAATCAGCCATTAAAAAGGCCTCTTTTCTATACCCTATTTTACACCATGAAAGGGGTGATGTCAATATTCTCAATGTTTAGACCTTGTCCAGAAGCCGATAAACAAGGAGAATACAATGAAATATAATAAAACAAAATACCCAAATATCTATTACTATGAGACTGCAAAAGGCAAACGTTATTACATCAGACGCTCTTTCTACTTTCATGGTAAAAAGAAAGAGATTACTAAAAGTGGTCTCACAACCCTTCCACAAGCTCGTGCAGCTTTGACAGAGATTGAGCAACAAATCCAAGACCAAGAATTAGGTATCAATACGAATCTAACGCTTGATCAGTATTGGGATATCTATTCTGAAAAGAGATTATCTACAGGGCGCTGGAATGACACTTCCTACTACCTCAATGACAATCTCTATAAGAACCATATCAAACCCAAATTTGGTTCTGTCCTGCTTAAAAACCTAGATAGAAATGAGTATGAACTATTTATCGCTGAAAAGTTGCAGAACCATACCAGATACACTGTTCAAACCCTCAATTCCAGCTTCATGGCATTGCTGAATGATGCCGTGAAAAGTGGGAATCTGCTCTCAAATCGCTTGAAAGGTGTCTTTATTGGTCGTAGTGATATTCCTGCTGCTAACAAGAAAGTGACTCTCAAAGAGTTCAAGACTTGGATAGCAAAGGCGGAAGAGATTATGCCAAAACAGTTCTACGCTCTGACCTATCTTACTATTTTTGGACTGAGAAGAGGAGAAGTCTTTGGTTTGCGTCCAATGGACATCACTCAGAACGACAGCGGACGGGCTATACTGCATCTTAGAGACAGCCGAAGCAACCAGACCTTGAAAGGAAAAGGAGGGCTTAAAACGAAGGATTCAGAGCGATATGTCTGCCTTGATGATATCGGAACAGACCTTATCTATTATCTGATAGCTGAAGCTTCTAAGATTAAGCGAAAGTTAGGAATTATTAAGGAACAACAAAAAGATTATATCACCCTGAACGAAAAAGGTGGTCTCATCAATCCAAACCAGTTAAATAGAAACTTCAATCTAGTGAATGAAGCGACAGGATTGCATGTAACACCTCACATGATGCGCCACTTCTTCACAACTCAAAGCATTATTGCAGGGGTTCCGCTTGAACAGTTAAGCCAGGCGCTGGGCCATACAAAAGTCTATATGACCGATCGTTATAACCAAGTTGAGGATGAACTCGCTGAAGCGACAACAGACCTATTT